AAGGGACTTTTCTCCCTGTTGTTATTGCGCAAGCCATATTTTATATATATTTAAAAAAAAAGGGTAGGTAGTAAAATCCACCTACCCCTTCTTACGTTATTATTAATCTTATGCGTAAAGAACAACATCTTCAGCAACTCCGAACTGGACACCAGCAGTATATCGCATAACCATACGAACATTCTGTGAACCATCTAAATCTTGCATATCAAGAACTCTTACTTCTTGAGTGTCATTAAGCAATCCTGTGCCAAAGTACAAGTTGCTTCTTTGAGCAGCTACCATTTTGTTAGCAGACATTCCTGGGCAAACAAAGATTTTAACTCCGTTAACAGTCAAACTTCCGTTGTTCCACCATTGTGTTCCCATATTGTTCACACCATTAGCTCCAAGACCATTAGCAACAAATCCTCCTAATGCTTGAACATAAAACTTAGCAGCGGCTGAACCAACGTAGATAAACAAATCTTCCTTGCCATATAAAGCAGAAGGAATTGCATCAACAACTTTTCCTAATTCAGCGATGATGTTTGCAGCATCAAGACCTCCACCTACTGCGGCAACGTCTACAACTCCAGCATCAGCAGCTAACAACTTCTCAAATCCATCATAAGCGTTATTTGAAGCAGCAGCAGTATCACCTTTCCAAAGATTCAACTCATTTGATTGAGCAACTTCAGCAGCCACGTGAGCCAACATAAAGTCAGAAAACTTAGGAGGTAATGTTTGTGCCAATCCAAAGCCCATTGATTGAGCTTCCCAATCGCTAATGAAGTCTTTCTTACAAAGTTGTAAGTTAACTTGTAGCTCTGTAGGCTGTAAAATTCTCTCTGTAAGTGTTACAGTAGAGGTTGGTGTGAAGTCACAAGATGCAGCAGATACTAATTCAGTAGTAGCTAACTTCTTGATTACTTCTTTATAAGAGATATTACCTTTAATTGTAAGTCCACCGTCATCGATAGTCGAAGCCGAAAGAAGTGCAGCAGCAATATATTCACCAGCAAATTGACCAGCATAAGTCGTGGTAATATTTGTAGTGGTAGCGAGATTTACTTTTTCTAAACTCATTTTTATTTATTTAATTTATTTAATACTCTATCGAGCGTTGTCCTTACTTTACTTTGAGCAAAAACCTTTTGTTCTACTTGCGCAGATTCTGCTTCAGGGCTGTGCTTAATTGGCTCAGCAGCTGGTGCAGATAATTCTTCTTTGATATTCTTAGAAAGCTCAACTTCATCATCTGACATTTCCTCTTTAGGGGAAACCATAGCTTTGATTTCTTCAATCATAGATTTCATTTCTTCAACAGCAGAAGATAACTCCTCTTTTGTTGCATATGCCATCTCTTCTTTTTCATCAGCTAAGTCAGAAGTGATTTCTTCACCTTCTTCATTCTCTTTAGCAGGAACTTCATCAGATACCTCTCGGACATCAGCAATAATTCCTTCCTCTTCTACAACTACCAAACGACCATCTTCAAGAAGATACTCACCAACAGGCATTGCAACTCGCTCATCATCAGTTTTAATGAAAAGCTCTTTTCCTTTCTCAAATGATTCAGCTTCTACAACTGTGCCATTCTCGAGCTTCATTTCTTCAAGTTTGACCTCGATGTTTAGAAGCGTTTTGATATTATTTATCATTTCACTTGATTTCATAACTATATAACGATGTTTAAATTAAAATTTGCATTTTCAGTCTGTCCTTGTGATATTCCCTATGCCTTGAGCCATTATATCTCCTGTGCAACATTTTTTTGAATAGGTGTTTGTATCTCTGCATAGACAAGCTCTTGAAGCTCCTCTTGGTGATGAATGACTAGGTATATAGTTTGTGTTTTTTTTATTCATTTGTTAAAACTTTTTTTATCAAAGAAAGTAATTCATCTGCTTCTACTTCCGAAGATTGTTTAACCTCTTTATCAGACTTTTCCATTTTGTCTGCAAAGTAACCCTCAATAGAAAAACCCCTAACTTTATCTGTCTTAACATATTCGTTCCATATTTCATCATTGTCTACTTTTACTGCACCCATCCAAGTCCCAACAGGCACATTCATTCCATACTTTCTTGACTTGTCGTGAACGTCATCTTCAACTAACCAACTTTCAACAAGAGTAAGACCTTGTAAAGCACTTGCGTGTTCTAAAGTAGAATTACCTTGATAGCCATTTTTTAAATATAACTGAGAAGCCTTTGCTATTGTGTCCTTTGAGAAATATATATAATACTCATCATCTCCGTTCTTTCGGTAGATAGGTTTGTTCGGTACAAGCAAAGCACCCATTAGTATTTTCTTTTCCTTAGAAACTTCTGCTAATTTTATTTCATCAGAATTTAATGCTACAAAATCCTCTTGTATTGCTGGACTTTCTACAATAGAGATAGCATCAATGCCCATCATCTCTTGTGCCTCGTCTAATATTAATTCAACTATTTTCATATTTATATAACGATTAAATTTTTATTTTTTGTATTTATAAACTAGCTCCTTCTATGATGTTACGTTCTAGGCTTTGTCCTGTTGTTACATCACTAGCAACAACAAATGCCTTTACTGGTTTTTGTTCTTGTGTTGATAAAGCATCAGCCAATTGATTTGTGCCTGTCTGACCAACTATATTAAATGAAGGAATTTGTGGGACTTGAGCAGCTTGTGGACTTGGTGTACCTCCTCCTCCTACATCAGGTGAAGGTTGCCCTGCTAATGTAGGTACTTTGGTTGCTCTTATCGCTTGAACTTGTTTAAATCCTGAAACAATAGCAGCACCTGAAGCCGCAACTCCTAATGCTGGCCCGACTACTGGAATACCAGCTAAAGACTTATAACTAGCTTGAGCAGACTGGAATGTGTTTATAGTAGCAGATGCAATTGCTGCTGCTTTTCCTGCCGCTGTTTCTTCTCCTAAAATAGATGCTAAATTGTTTAAACCATCTGAAACAATTTTAGTTTTTTGGTCTTGTGTTAATGTCTCCCAATAAATTTCATCTTTAGCGTTTTGTTCGTTAAAAGAATTAAGTTTATCTGCTTTTGCTTTTTCTAAAGCAGCTACATCAAGACCTTGTTCTTTCGCTAAATTTATAAGATTGTCATAATGCTCTTTGACTTTTATTATTTCTAAATTTCTTATATCATCTTCTTGTACTGCTGAAGCATCCCTTATTTGCTTTTTTAAATCCGCTAATGTTTTTTCTGCTTCTAATTCTTCAGCATCTAATTGCTCTTGATCTGCTATTTTTTGATCGTCAATAACTTTTTGAGCCGCAGCAGCTTCTGCATTTAATGCAATTATTTGAGTCGTAACTTCTTTAGCTTTTGATAATTTTGCTGTTTCTAAATTAATCAGATTAGCTCTCAAGTTGGCTTCTTCTTCTAAGTCTTCTTTTGTTGATCCCCCTAGTGCATTTTCCGCAACTTTTGCATCTAACCTAAGTTGTGCAGCAGTTATTTCTTTAGCTGTTATTTCATCTTCTAAATCACCAGCTTCTTTTAAAAAGCTAATTCTTTCTTCAAGAGTAAATCTTTCTTTATCTACTGCTTTATTTAGCAAATCAGCTCTTTCCTTGTTTGCTTTAGCTCTATCAACAACTATTTGTCTGTCTAATTTGTCAGCTTTAGCCCTTTGGTCAGCTATTTTTGCCGCCGCTTTTCCTTCTTCTGTTATTTCTTTAACTAATTCTTTTGTACTATCAATTAATTTATTAGTACCATCAATCAAAGCCTCTGTAGCTATTACAGCTGGGTTTAATCCTCTGTTTAAACTTACTAAACCATTTCCAGCATCTTTTAAAGCACCACTAAAGTCACCCTTGAAAAGTTTAGATATAGCTGAACCCATTAAACCTAATCCCTCAACAGCTAAGGTTACTTTGTCCATTACAAATTCCTTAATACTATCACCAAATCCTTTTAAAACCTCTATAGGATCAGTAAACAATTTGATTATACCTTGACCTAATGAAGCAAGTCTATCAGTAAAAACACTAAGAGTAGAACCAATTACTCCCATTATTTTATTAAACTGATTTTGTCCTTTTTCAGAACTGGTGAAAGCCGCAGCTAATGAAGTAACAGCAATAACCAATGCACCAATACCAGTTGCAATTATTGCCCCTCTCATTGTCTTAAAACCTAGAACTACTTTTTTAATACTACTTATCGTGCCTCTAAATCCTGAAATCATTCCCCCTGTTGCTTTATCAGCAGCAGCCTCAACACCTGAAATATCAGTTCCTGTTTCTTTTATTTCTTTGTTTAAATCTTCTACATTTTCTTGAGCATCAGCCGTATTGACTTTCATCTCATATTCTTTGACTATCGCCATTTTATTTCTGTTTTAATTTGCTTATATGCGGACTTGAGAGTTTTGGGTAATGCGTTTTTGCCTTGTGCTATTCTGATATTCTCAGTTTCGCCCTTAGCTATTTTTAATAGGTCTAGTATATTCTTAATCATTGTACGTTATTTAGAAGTTCTAAAGAGCTTTTCCCATTGGTCAAATCTGTTGTGATACTATTTATCTTATAAGATTGTTGTCCTATGGTCATAAAGTCATTCATCTGAAGGTCATAGAGGACTTTTAAGGGCATAAAAGCAGAAACCTTAGTGATTCGTCTTCTTGTGCTAAATACATCTGTTATATACGTTTTGTATTCTTGTTCAAATAAAGTTTGTGTAAATGTAGAATCTCCTGTGTATTCATTAATTTCTAAAGAATAATTTAAATTCTTTGTACTTGTACCTGAAGAAAGGGACAACGAATTAGATGGTATAATATATGCGTTTTCTGAAGCTCCTGCATTTGAAGCTGATTTTAAATATATAGGAGTAACAACATTTGGAGGAGAAGCTGAGGCATTAACTGCATAGAAAATTAAAGGCTCACCAAAATAAGGTTGCTGATTACTGTCTACAAAAAAACCATATTGAATAGTAGTAGAACCAAAAACAACTGGTGATGCGTTTTGGTCTGATAACCTTTCAAACATCATATGTTCAAATGGAGCTTCTAAAATGTATTCCTTATTTGGTGCATCAAAATTTTGACCATCTTGTGTAAATCTTAACTCACCCCAACCAATGTTGTTTGATTCTCCGTATTGATTTGCTAAGAAAGTTTTTGTGCTTTTGTATTTAAAGTTTATTTGTCTAAATGGTAAGGCAACATCTACTGTGCTTTTGGTTATGTCTAAAAATCCGTTGATGTCAAAATTACCTCCACTAGAATTGTTTGTTCT